ATGCGTACCCCCCCTATCTTTTCTTCCAATATATCCCCGATGCAGTCCAGAACGATGCCGGACAGTCCCTTTACTGCCCGACCAGTGACAGACAGTCCTAGTTAATGGGCGCTCGTAAACATGCGCTACGAGGGGCAATCAAGCCAAGGCTTCACAGTCCACTTCTAAAAGGTAAAACTCGGTCGGATGAGATCGCCAAGCTTGCAGATGATCTAGGGACTCCCTTAATGCCATGGCAGAAATGGGTTTTAGATGACATGATGCGGATTGACGCTAAGGGTAATTACATTCGTAAGACATCACTGTTATTGGTAGCACGCCAGAATGGTAAGTCCCATCTCGGCCGCATGAGAGTCATCTGGGGGCTTTTCTACGGCGGCGAAATGAAGCACTTGATTATGTCTTCCAACCGAGCGACTGCCCTTATGACTTTCCGAGAGATTGCATGGATCATTGAAAATGCTCCTCACCTAAAGGCCGGAACGAAAGCGATCCGATACGCTAACGGCGGCGAAAGAATAGAGCTTCTCAACGGGGCAACGCTTGACCTCGTATCGGATACGCGTGACTCATCTCGTGGACGCACAGCCGACTTTCTGTGGATCGATGAAGTCCGAGAGATTAGCAAGGAAGGCTACACAGCTGCGATCCCTACGACTCGTGCAAGGGCTAATAGCCAGACATTCTTGACATCAAATGCAGGCGACGCATTCTCTGAGACACTAAATACATTGAGAGAAAGAGCCTTATCTAATCCTCCTAAATCTTTTGCACTCTACGAATACTCAGCACCGCAATACTGCAAGATTACAGACCGCAATGCATGGGCGCTGGCTAATCCAGCACTCGGCTATACCATCACAGAGGAGACACTTGAAGAAGCTGTGGCAACTAACAAAATTGAAGACACTAGAACTGAGCTTCTATGTCAATGGATTGATTCTCTACAGAGTCCATGGCCTCATGGCGTACTTGAGGAGACATCCGATTCCACGCTACAGATTCCGATTGGTGGCTATACAGTATTTGGCTTCGATGTATCTCCATCTCGCCGCAATGCGAGCCTCGTTGCTGGTCAGATTATGGGTGACGGAAGAATCGGAGTGGGCATTCTCCAGACGTGGGAATCACAAGTCTCGGTAGATGATCTCAAGATCGCAGCTGACATTAAGGCATGGGCTGATCAATATCGCCCTAAGATGATCTGTTATGACAAGTACGCCACGCAATCAATAAGCGAGCGCCTCGCCAATGCTGGTCAAGTAACGCAAGATGTCTCAGGCCAGCAGTTCTATCAAGCTTGCTCTGACCTTCTCGATGGTCTAGTCAATCATCGCGTAGTGCATAACGGACAAGCAGAGTTGATTCAGCAGATGAATAACTGCGCCGCTAAAGTCAATGACTCATCATGGCGCATCGTAAAGCGTAAGAGTGCAGGCGATATTTCAGCTCCTATTGGGCTTGCCATGGTCGTGTCAATGCTATTAAAACCACAACAGGTAGCGGCTATCTACACAGAATAAACTATATGTAGTGTATAATTGCGGTCTATGGGTATCCTTTCGCGCCTCACAGGTGCAACACCGAAGGCCAATGTCGAAGCGCAATACGCACCGCAGGTTCTGGGTGAGTATTCGCCTTATGCGATGCCGTTCCAATTCGCTTACGTCGGACGCACAGAAGCAATGGGAGTTCCGGCACTAGCTCGATGCCGCAACCTTCTCGCTGGCACAATCGGCACGATCCCACTTGAGTTATACAAGAAGTCAACAGGCGAAGAATTAGGCAAGCCACTATGGCTTGATCAGCCTTCATACTCTCAGCCACGTTCAGTAACTATTGCTTACACAGTCGACTCACTTCTATTCTACGGACAAGCCTTCTGGCAAGTAGTAGAGACTTATCAAGAAGATGGGCGCCCATCTCGATTTGAGTGGATTGCCAACAGTCGCGTAACTGCCACACTCGATCGCGATAACGTCTTTGTAAAATCTTACGCAATCGATGGAACTACTGTACCAATGGACGGCCTCGGATCTCTAATCACATTTCAATCGCTAAGCGATGGCATTCTCAACACAGGAACATCGACTATCCGCGCAGCTCTTGACATCCAGAAGGCCAGCGTTATAGCAGCGGCCACTCCAATGGCGTCTGGGTATCTCAAAAATACTGGCGCAGATTTACCACCTGTAGAAGTCCAAGGATTACTTGCAGCATGGAAGTCTGCCCGTCAAAATCGTTCTACGGCTTATCTAACATCTACTCTCAATTATGAGACAGTTGGATTCAGCCCTAAAGACATGATGTACAACGAGGCAATCCAAAACCTTGCTACTGAAATCGCTCGCCTATGCAACGTGCCTCCTTATTACGTCTCAGCAGATCAAAACACGACAATGACCTACGCCAACGTCCAAGACGAGAGGCTTCAATTCCTCACACTATCCTTGCAGCCTTTCGTATCGGCCATCGAAGATCGTCTATCAATGGATGACATCACAGCACGCGGCAACATTGTTAAATTTGACCTTGATAGCAATTATCTACGCACAGATCCACTTAAAGAACTTTCTATTATCCGTGAACTTCTTGATCTTCAATTAATTACACAGGAGCAAGCCATGGAGATGACAGACCTAACACCTAATGGAAGCGAAGGCATGCAATGAAAGAGATGCTCACATTCTCAGCAGAACTTACAGCAGATGCGTCAGAGCGCACTATCTCTGGAAAGATTGTTCCCTTTAATGGCGAGGTCGGAAACACATCCGCTGGAGCCGTAGTCTTTGAGCGTGGCGCAATCAATATCGCTGATTCAAGCAAAGTGAAGCTCTTACTAGAGCACGATCCTAAGCAGCCGATTGGCCGCGCTCAATTCTTTAATGAAACAGAGGACGGCATCTTTGCATCGTTTAAAATCTCAAAATCGTCCCGTGGTTCTGACGCCCTCATCGAGGCATCTGAAGAATTACGCACAGGGCTCTCAGTTGGAGTCATGGTCAATGCAGCCAAGCCTAAGAATGGCGTGCTGTATGTATCGAGTGCTGACCTACTCGAAGTAAGTTTAGTGCAGGCCGCCGCATTTAAGTCAGCAGCCGTCACTGATATAGCGGCGTCTGAAGATGAAGCCGTTGAAGAAACCCTACCAACAGAAAGCGAGACAGCCACAGTGGAAACCACTCCAGCAGTCGAAGCAACACCTACAGTTGAGGCTGCCGCAGTTGAAGCTGCTCGCCCTGCTGTCACAGCGATGGCTTACACAAAGCCACGCATCGAAGTAACAGCTGCAAAGTATGCAGAGCAGTCAATCCGCGCCGCACTTGGCGATGATTCAGCTCGTCAGTACATCGCAGCAGCAGACAACACAACTGACAACGCTGGTCTCGTACCAACACGTCAACTTTCAGAGATCATCAACCCTCTCGGTACAACTATCCGCCCATCAATCGATGCAATCTCTCGTGGAGTGCTTCCAGATGCAGGTATGACTTTCGAGATCCCTAAGATCACTGCAATGCCTACAGTTGCAGTTGCAGCTGAAGACGCAGCATTCTCTAACACAGATCAAAATTCTGCGTTTTTGAGCGTGTCCGTGGCCAAGTACGCCGGACAACAGGTATTCAGCGTAGAGCTTCTAGACAGAACTTCTCCAGCATTCTTTGATGAACTCGTTCGCAACATGGCAGCAGCTTATGCCAAGTCAACTAACGCAGCAGTTAACGCTGCACTTATCTCAGGTGCAACACTTGACGCAACTACAGTTGCAACATATCCAACAGCGACCGAGCTTCTCGGAATTGTTGCTCGTGGATCAGCATCTGTCTATGGCGCAACAGCAGGACTTCCAAATCCATTCGCTCGTAACATGGTTGTATCTACTGGACAATGGTCTAACATCATGACACTTAACGATGCAGGTCGTCCAATCTACAACACAGTTACAAATCCAATGAACCAAGCAGGCTTGGCTACACCTACATCACTTACAGGTAACGTCGCAGGACTTAACCTCTACGTCGATCCAGAGAATGCTGGCGATGGCGATGGCACAATCCTCATCGTTAACCCAGACGCGTACACATGGTACGAGTCACCAACTTACCGACTACGCGCAGAGTCAACAGCTGCTGGTCAGGTAACAATCGGCTACTACGGCTATGGCGCAATCGCTACTAAGGTCGGAGCAGGCGCATTCAAGAATAACAAGGCGTAAGCCACACTAAGTCGCTGGCAGGGTAGTGCCCTTCTACCCTGCCAGTCTTTAGAAAGGATAAGAGCATGGCATTGACAACAGTTGCAGAGCTTCGCACCGCCCTAGGCGTTGGCACTCTCTATACTGATGCAGTCTTGCAGTCTGTCTGCGATGCCGCAGATAACGTACTCTTGCCCTTTCTATGGAAAAATCAACAGTACATAATTGCTCACGGGAACACGGGCACAGTCGGCACTCTTTACTTTGATCAAAATATCCGCGACTACTTCTACGTCGGACAATCAGTCGTGATCTCTGGCGCTGGTACTAAGTACAACGGCACAAAGACAATTACAGGCGTCGACACTCAATCCTTTACAATTACGACGACACACACTAGCGACAATCCCTATCACTCAGTCGAGCCTTATGGCATCGCAGCAGTTGAGACTTACACAGATTACACGACAGTACCGGCAATTCAAGAAGCGTCTCTAATGATCTCTATCGACATCTGGCAATCTCGCCAAGCGCCTTCATCTGGCGGCGTTAGCATTGATGGCTACGCACCTTCGCCCTATCGCATGGGTAACACCTTGCTAGCTCGCGTTCGCGGCCTGCTCGCTCCATATCTTGATCCGAGATCGATGGTGGGCTAATGGCCGCCATCTCAACACTTCGCGCAGGTATTGCAGCAGCTCTTACAGATAACACAAAGTATTCAGTATTCGCATTTCCTCCTGCCACTGTAATTGCTAACAGCGTCATAGTCAGCCCTAGCGATCCTTACATCTCTCCATCTAACGGCTGGCATGCATCGATCTCGCCAATGGCTAACTTTACTATCTCAATCATGGTTCCCCTTCTAGATAATGAAGGCAACCTCAATGGAATTGAAGATGATGTAGTTCGGGTCTTTGGCCTGCTCGCAGCATCTTCATACACTTACAATGTGACAGAGGTATCGGCTCCAGCCGTACTAAGTGCCGCATCGGGTGATCTACTAACATGTAATATCAATATCTCAGTCCTAACGAGTTGGAGCTAAAATGTCCGAGTGGGAAAAAGAGCAAGAAGCCTTCCTGATCAAGATCGGGCAGGTAGCACCATCAACACCTAAGCCAGTAACTACTAAGAAAGACGAGGAATAATCTCATGGCTGTATTTCTAAACAATAAGGTCGGCGTGAAGGTTAACTCAGTCGATCTTTCAGACCACGTTACCGCAGTAACACTTAACCGCACTTTTGATGAGCTCGAAGTAACAGCGATGGGCGATGGTGGACACAAGTTCGTTAAAGGCCTTGAAGCATCATCTGTCACAATCGACTTTCTCAATGACACAGCAACATCGAACGTACTACAGACCTTGCAAGCTGCATGGGGAACAAACGTCACAGTGGTTCTACTACAGGAAAAGGGAACCGCAGTATCTGCGACCAACCCACTCTATACTATGACCTGTTTAATCAACTCAACTACTGATGTTAATGGCGCTGTTTCTGACATCGCAATGCAGAGCCTGACATTTAACGTCTCAGGCACTACAGTAGTTGCTACAACAGGCACATTCTAAACTAACTAAACAAAGGGGCACAGCATGGCAAAGTTAATAGTCACGATGGCAGACAACAGCGTCACCGAGATCGAGATCACTCCTCGACTCGAATACGCGTTCGAGCTATATGCTAAAAAGGGATTTCACAAAGCGTTTCGCGATGATGAAAAGCAGTCAGATGTTTATTGGCTTGCATGGGAAGGCCTTCGACTAAGTGGAGTCACAGTCAAGCCATTCGGCTCAGACTTTCTTGAAACTCTTAAGAGTGTAGAGGTTGCAGAGTCTGACCCTTTGGCCTAGGCAGGGATAGCATCCACTATCTCATCGCTCGATTGAGCATTGAGACGGCTATCCCTCCACAAGATTTAATAGATTTAGATTCGACAATGCTCCAGATGTTACTGAAAGCATTGAAAGACCGAGCAAAGGAGCAGAGCGATGCCTACAGAAGTAGAAGGCGCACTTGAACTTCGCAAGGCATTAAAAAAAGTTGAACCTGCTCTGGCTAAAGAAACCGAAAAAGAGATTAGAAACCTTCTTAAGGTCGTGGCAGTCAAGGCTAGAGGATTCGTGCCTAGCGATGCTCCCCTTTCAGGATGGGGTAATGCCGTAGGCCTGTGGGAAAATCGTGTTTTCAGCTCTAGCGACATTAAGCGGGGCATCGGATACAGCACTGCGCCATCTAAGCCTAATAAGCGCGGATTCAGATCGATTGCTACCATCTTCAATAAGAGTGCAGCAGGATCTATCTATGAAACAGCAGGCCGTAAAAATCCACAAGGTCAACCAAGCCAAGAATCTACTCGCGGAGTGTTTAGCAGCTACATAGACACGTCCGGAAAAGTTAATAAATCTGCAAACCCTAATGCAGGCCGTCAATTTATCGACGCATTGCCGCCGTTGGTCGATAGCCAACAGGCAAGCAAAGCAGGCCGTCGTACTCGCAAGACTAAAGGCCGTCTCTTATTTAGAGCATGGGCAGAAGATCAAGGTAAGACTAACGCAGCCGTATTAAAGGCTATTGAAAAGTCCATGAAGACCGCCTTAAAAGTTACTAAAGGTGTCAATACAAGTTTTAGAGGTCGCTAATGTCAGCCAATACAAATTTAGCAATTCGCATTGCAACAATCTTTGATAGCAAAGGATTAAAGAAAGCCGAAAAGGATGTAAAAAAATTACAGTCGGCTGTAAAGAAACTTGCAGGCGCAGCAGGAATCGGACTATCGGCTAAAGCCGTAGTTGATTTTGGCAAAAAGGCTGCCAAGGCATTTATGGAAGACGAGAAGGCAGCCAGCCGTTTAGCCATGGCAGTCAAGAATCTCGGTCTAGGATTTGAGACCCCACGCATTGAGAAATTTATTTCTCAACTTTCTGCAATGTCTGGAATCACAGATGATGTTTTAAGGCCAGCGATGCAGAGTCTATTGCAGACCACGGGCTCAGTCACCAAGTCTCAAGAATTGCTCACTCAAGCCCTCGATATATCACGCGGGTCTGGTGTCAAGTACGAAACTGTAGTCAATGATCTTTCTCTCGCATACCTAGGACAAACCAGAGGACTGGCTAAGTATGAGTTAGGGCTTACCAAGGCTGAATTAAAGACAATGAAGTTCGCCGACGTACAGGCTAAATTGACCGCAACATTTAGTGGATCAAATGCGGCTTACCTTGCTACTTACGCAGGTCAATTAGAGTTACTTAGTACCGCCGCTGGCGAGGCTACAGAAAGTATTGGTGAAGGCCTAGTAACCGCTTTGCAGATATTAGCTGGTGAAGGCAACACGATCGAACCTTTAGCTAATTCTATGCAAGATTTTGGTACTTACGTAGGCGATGCAATTATAGGTACGGGAATACTGATAGATAAGTTGAACAAGATTCCGGGTATGACTGGAAGAAACAATAAACTTGGCAATCTGTCAGGCTATTCTTCTCCTATTGCTTTATTTTTTACGGCACTAAAAAAGAATTTAGATGTACTAAGTGAAGAAGGCGCGAAATATAAAGCGGCTAGAGCCCCAGTAACTCAAGGGTATTTAGGATCGATGCCGGTTGGCATATATCCGAACGCGGCCGAAGAAGCCAAGCGTAAAAAAGCAGAAGCAGATGCCATCAAGCGGCAAAAAGACTTGGCGACAGTCCAGACAAAAGGTCTGGCAGAAGCCAAAAAGAAAGCTGCACTAGACAAAGCATCAAAGACTCTTAATCTAGACGCTATTGGTCTTGAGGCAGCGCTCAAGGGCAAGATCAGCGAGACCGATCGCATCTCCTTGCTATTGCAGAAGGCTATCTTAGAAAACAATGCCAGCCTAGCTACACAGTTATCCGATCAGTTAAATGAGGCTACTAAGCGCAATGAACAGCTACGCCTTGCAATACTAGCTACTCCTAAGGCTCCTAATCCTTACGAGAATTGGAAGATCCCAGATGATGTTCTGGCTTGGACAGCAGCTTCTTTAGGCATGACAGTTTCATCCTTAGGCACAACCCCTGTCCCTATATCTTCTAGCTTCTCAGATGCTCAGATGGAATTAGCAGCTGCTGTTAATGCTGGACAATCCGCAGAACAAAGGCTTATTAACGTACAAGT